CAAATATTTTCATCAAGCTAGGCATAATGTATTCAATAGTATCAGAAACTTCTGTAGCAACTACTTTTGAATGACCTTCCATCTCATTACCAAAAGGCTCACCTAAGTAATAAGAAAGAACATCAGCTCTATCTTGAGAAAACTCTGTATCATAATAGTTAACTGCATTTTGTACTTCGTTTTTAAATAATGCAGAAAACTCTTGGTCGTTCATTTTAGCCATACGAGTTAATCTCCGTTTATTTTGCCAACATCTCGTAAGATTTGTTGTGCCTCGTCATATTTTTCTTTCCTAGTTAATTTATAATTAACATCAGGAATTTCTAATTTAGTTCTTACGCTATCTTGAAACCTATATACGTTTCTTTCCATAACTCTTACTCTATCTACAACTTGTATGTTGACACCTTGTAAGTCTTTTATCAATGCTCGTGTATCTCGTATTTCTTCATCGAGCTGAGAAGTTAAAGAATTTAACAACGCAATCATTTCTGTTTTTAGTTCTATCTGTTCTTTACCACGCTCATTGTGTTGACGAGTTATTGTTCCCAACAGATCCTTTAGAATCCAAGTTATTATCTTCCATAGGCTGTAAGCAGCTACAGCTCCTACAACGACAGGAATCCCTACGCTTTCCAGCAGATTTACGAATTGATTTATTGTCATCTACCATTACTTACCTTTTCCATAAGGTTTCTTTTTTTTCATTGTTTTCTCCCTAAACAATCCAGCTTGTACTTGGATATTGAATTGATTTATTGTAACGGTATTTACTACCAGAAGAAGCCCTTACAGCAGTACCAGCAAACGTCAAAAGAAAAGCATCAGCAACATCAGGCGATTTATGGCCTCGTTTTTTCATTTCATCTTTGCCTTCTACTTTGAGTTTACCTGTACTTGTATAATTAAATCTTGGCATTGCTAACTCTGAAATTAGTGTTTCGTCTTTCGGAAGTTTACAATCTTTCGCCTCCAACCATTCACGACCAGAGAACCAAAGCTCATCACGCAAACGTACATACTTCTGACTAAGAGACGAAGACTCAGCCACATTAACACCACGGGCTGGTAAATCGAGTTCCGCAAGGCGATCCACCACACCTGCACCAAGCCCAATACTGTCAACCAGAATTTCACTAGGTCTGTCTTCATAAGGTACACTTTCATACTCGGTTAATATTATACCACACAATTGCATTAGGTCTTTATCTCGCCATGTTTTAATAGGCTCTGTAACTACATTGCCTTTTCTTTTACATAACGCTGTGCGGTCAGACCCAAATCTACTAACATCAAGCCCCCACACAGGCATGACTTGTTCTATCCCCTCCACTTCACGATCTACCGCAGCTTCAATAAGATGAATAGGTATAACCGTATCATCATCAGCCGTAGGCGGTAGTCCTAAAACCCTGACCCTATAGACGTTGGATTCATCGCCATATTGTTGACGCATTTCATCAATGAACTCTTCACTAACTTGATTAGAATCCAAACAACTTACTGTTTTTGTTTTCCATGTTGGGCTGTCAAACGCTTTCGCAAAAAATCCGCTACTACGAGTAGGATTACCAACCATTATAGTTTTAGCCCCTGGTGTACTCATAGATCCTTGTCCAGTTTCAAACACAACATCAGGAACACCTGATGCTTCGTCTATAACGAACAACATATTGGTACTATGAAATCCTTGTAACGCTTCTGGTGTTTCTCGTCTACTTGTTCGAGCAACGCAAAAACTATCCGCAGCATGAGTTAAACTTATTTTATCGTTTTTAACTTCCAACTGTTCTTGGAAACCTTCGGGTAATTGTTTTATCCATTTTTGTATTTCCGACCACAAAACATCAGATAATTGATGTACGGTATTAGCTGTGCAAACAATCTTAGATGGGTAATGTGTTAATAACCACCATAGAATGGTCCACGATAACAACGCACTTTTTCCGACTCCATGCCCTGAACGTATGGCAATTTTTGTATTATCACGCAAAAGATATAAGGCTTCTTTTTGCCATTCTTGCGGATTAGCTTTTAAACACGTTTTTACAAACAGAACAGGATCATTATGTAACTTTAGTAATGTTTCTGCTTCTTTCATTACAAATGCTTCTCAAGTTCTCTTATCGCTCTACCAGTTTCACCATACAGTTTGTACCACGCCCAATTATTTATACGTGTCGATACTCCGCAAATAAAACGTAATATAATTTTACGCACCAGCTTTACTTGATAAGTCATCCCAAATTTCTTCCTGTTCACCATCACAACAATCTGCAACAGGTCTTTTACATTGCCTACATTCGTAATGGCCTCTTACCATTTCATAACGTGTCCATTGACCACACCACGGGCAAGCACTTGGTTCCATAGTTACCTCCAATGAGGACCAGCAACCCAACCTACGATAGAATGACGTTCTCCTTTAATACAGGGTTCAACCCAATGGGCTAACCAGGAAGGGAACATTATTAAATCGCCTATTCCTCTAGGGATTGCATCGCCCTTGATTCCACCGTCTAGCATCAAATCACAACCCTCGTAACTTGCACTATCCGATAATTGTATAATAAACGTGATTTTACGATTCGGAATATCTTTACTTAAATCACCAATATGCAAATCTAAATGCCTATCGTATTTATCGCCTTCTTTATACACTAAATACTGTAAATCTTCCGCTATACCAACTATATCAAAGCCCCATTGCTTATTAGCTTCCGCTACCGTCTCCGCAATAGGGTCTAACAACCAATCATACCCGACACCAAAGTTTCGTGCTGTGACTTTACGATAATCTTCTCGCATACCCGAAGAAACCGCAGCCTTCATAGATTGTAAATTTTCTACTTCCGATAAGACTTTTTTTACACCGTCTTTTGTAAAGAACTTTTCTACTACTTGATACAAGCAAGTCATCGCAACTCTTTTTGTATAAACTTTAACAAATGCGGATTATCTCTATAAATTTGGGTCCATATACTTGCAAATACGGATACTACACGCTCTTCATCATCATCTTTTTTCAACTGTCCGATAGCATACGCTGCATGGTTTATTTCATGGATTAACGTATCGACCAACGCCCCTTTTTTAAGATCCTGGTCTATTCTAATCCGTGTGTTAATATAAGAAAAATCACCAAAGAACTCACTATCACCAGGCAGTTTATAGACTTCAATATCCATACCGCCAATTTTTACTATCATAAAAGGCTTTAGTTTCATAGTTCCCTCAAAAAGTGTGGGGGAAGACTGAAGGTGATCCTCCCCCTCTCTTGGACAAGAAGAAAGGTACAAAACTTGTCCGTTATGAGATACAGCCATACTAAGGTTTTTCAACAATTAGTCAATATCTACTTGCAATCTACTAAATATGCCCTTATAATTGTTCTCGTAATTAAATATCTATCTTAGATAAGATATCAAAAGCATGATTACAAGAACCCAGTTTGGATTGCAGTCCTGCTGGGTTCATTTTTTTAATGAATTTGCTCATCCTCGGCCTTTTCTTCAATCAATTCCGCTACAGTAGATAAAGCATTAATAAAGGCACTATGTTGATGGTTAATAGTAACATCAGGAGCAGGTAAAATCTTCTGTATCTTCGATAACACCGCAGGAGCATCCTCATAGAGCTTATCAGCAATCAAAGTCTCCAAATTGGTATCATACTTATCTTGGAGTATATCAAGAGCCTTACAGACCGTAAAATTCAACCGTGTTGTTAACTTCTGTCCTCCCCCAGACCCTTGAGGTCTTCCTAAAGGCTTAGACTCCTTCTTAACAACTTCTCTCTTAACTCTTCTCTTAATCTCTCTCATAAGTAAAATCCTATTTTAAAAAAAAAATTTTTTTTCCACCACTTTTTTATTTTTCTGTAAGCTCCGCATAATCTTCGATAATATACTATTAGTATACATATCTCTTTTTCTTTACTTCCTAAATAATTCATTAGCCCCCCATTCTGTTTTAGAATATTCGGTTGGTATGATCCTGGCTAAAGCAACTGCACCCTAGTGTGTGAGCAAGGGGGGGGGGGCGGTGGAACAAAACGGGAACGTTTCGGTTATGTAACGTTTTATTTAGTTATCTTATGCTGACCTACTAGGGCAAAAAGAACAAATCGTGAACAAAGTAAGGCAAAGACACTAAGGCATCTAACAAGCCCCCCAGGGCTTTATAGATTACTATAGTATCATTAGACCTAAGACTACCTAAAAACACGCTGACAAGGCTTAAAACGCCCTGGGTAAGAGAACAAAGCGTGAACAGAGACGGCTTTGGCTTGCCCCCAATATATA